AAGAGGAGTAGCACCTACACTTACAGAATGGACTTTAGGCTGGGCTTATTTTCAGCAAGGTAATACTTATTCAGCTGATATTTTTATGGACCCATCAACTGATGCTGGAGTTCCTACACTATTTAATACTTTAAGAACTACATATCAAAAATATGCTTCATATCTTATACCGCTGCCTATGACAGTTACAGCTTCCGCAAGTATTACAGCGAAAGATGCATTAAGTATTAATAATAGAGGATTATCTTTTTATTGGAATTTTGCTAAGGTAAAAGATGTTTATTCAGGACAATCTTTTTGGACATCACAGATTGGAAAGATTGGAGCTAAATTTGCTCAAATGGTTAACATCTTTAATGGTGGAGCACCAGCTTGGATTGATGAAAATGGTCACGGTGGACAACTTGGACCTGGTGTTATAGAAATGGAATATGATCCTACTGAAAGTGATTTACAATTATTAGATGAAGCAGGAGTAAATCCTATTACTTCATATCCAGGATATGGTGTTATGATTACTTCTCAAAGGACTGGACAGTCACCTGGAAGTTTATCAGATACTTCATGGATTGCTCATTCAAGATTATTTGATTATATAATTTCTAATTTAATATCAAATGTTTTAGTATATCAGATTGTTAAACTTAATGATGAGTTACATAGAAGATTAGCGGTTGCTAAAGGTGAAACTTTACTTGATCCTATTATTGCAGCTAATTTACTTACTGATTATGCTATCGTTTGTAATTTAAATAATAATGATGATGCTGCACTTGCTGCAAGACAATTTAAATATGATGTATATGTTAAGGTTACACCTTATTCAGAAACTATCAAACTTGGATTTGTATCAGTTGGTCAATCTGTAGAATTAGACAGTATAATTAGTTAATAAAAATAAAATATAAAGCTACCATTAGCTTGGTAGCTATAGGAGAAATATAAGATGTCAGTAGAGACAATTTATGCTCTTGGTGATGATGCTTTACAAAATTTATTTGATATGTCAATTGGAACAATTCCATATATTAATGACTTGACTTCAACTTTAGTTAGAGTTCAAGGGTTTGTTATTCCTGGAACCGGTTCTGGTACTTATGATGTAAATTATAAAACACAAAAGATTACTAAACCAAGCGGGAAGATTGAAGCTCCTAATGAATTCACTTTTGATTTTAGAGTCGATAGAAACTGGGCAATTTACAAAGGGTTTGTAGCTTGGAAAAATGCTGTAGCAAATAGTTATACTGGAGCTATTGCACCAGATAATGTAGCTAGTAATAATAGAATTCCAATTGATGTTTGGGCAGTTGCTCCAACAGGAGAACCAATTATAGGATTTGGTAAGTGGTCATTTAAGGGATGTTATCCTTCACAAGTTGGAGATATATCTTTTGACTATGGAGTTGGAGATCCTATTATAGTAACAATTACAATGCAATTCCTTGGACTGGATGACGGACTTCTTTAAAGAAAACATAAACCTCTTTAAAGAACTATTATTTAAAGAGGTAATAATATGGCATTCGACCCCCTAGCAAGCATACGACCTAAATCAAGCATATCTAAAATATTCGATTATGATTTTCTAAATCCAAATTTATGGGACTTTTATTTTGAAGATAATGAGGATATTAGATATCAAGTTAAGAACGTAACCCTTCCATTTATAAAGTTTGAAACAGAAACTAGAAATATGGGCAGTAAAGTTTTAAAATCTGTAACACCTGAAGAAACTTTTTCAATTACTTTTAATGAAACATCAACATTTAACATATATGACTATATGTCTAAATGGATGGATGATATTTTTGATAAAAATACAAGAAAATTTAGAGTTGCGCCTCCAGCATCAAACGTTACTGCTGTTAATGGAGTAGCTCCACCAACAGGATATGTAAAGACAGCAATATTATCCATGTTTAGATATACTAAAGCAAATATTTTTGTTCCAGCTAGTGAAGAACCAACCAAAGCTTGGAAGTTTACAAATTTAATGCTTATTGGGATAGATAATATTGACTGGGATTATGAAGGAACAGAAGGAAAGCAAATAGTGTGTCAATTTACTGTTGACACTGTAGACGAAATGTAAATAATAAAAGGAATCAACAAATGAGCGATAATGACATTTTTGTAAATGACTCAGTACCAAAAGTAAAATCTAATATTATACCAAAAGGTTATGTACCAATTAATTTAAGTTCAGCTGGAAAGTTATCAGCACCCGCCAAAATACATGTAAGAAATTATAATGGTCAAGATGCTTTAGATTTAGCAATGGCAACAGAAGACGATATATTAGAAACTTTATTAAATGTTCTAATAGGGATGATATATGAAGACGTTGAACCAAACGACTTACATGAGTATGATATAGAAGAAATAATGCTAAATATTTTCTTTAATTTTTGGTCATCAGCTTTAGAATATCCATACACTGCAATGGATGATGAATTTGAGGGTATTGATGAGATAAGAACAGCACGTTTAAAAAAAGCTGAAGAAAAATTAATCATAACGTTAACTTCAGGACAAATCAAAACAAAAAATCTTAAAAAAGAATTTGTAGAACCTATTGTGATAATTAATGATGAAATTACATATGAATTTACTTTACCTCGTATTGGTCATACATTAACAGCACAGGAATTAACTGAAGATAAGTTTGTTGATGAAGAAGATTTCTTTAATGAAACTTCGCAGAAGCTTATACATAACGAAACTGTTATTGAAAATGGTGGGGGAGATCTTTTAAAAGTTGCTCCATCTGAAAAAAGAAAATTTCTTAAGTATCAAGCTAAGAGAATGAAATATTTTACCTCTTTAATACAAAGTAATTTAATTAAATCTGTTGATGGTCAAGAATTAATTAATGTAGAAGATAAAAGAAATGCTTACTTAATTGCTCCTTTAACAGTTTGGGAAAAATTAAATAAAGAAATCAAAAAAAATGCTCAGTTTGGAATAGAACATACTATCAAAGTAAAATCTCCCCTAACAGGAAAAGATGTTGATCGGAGGTTCCAGTTTCGATTCATGGATTTCTTACCGCCCTTGGAGCCTTAAAGAATTAACTAAAACTCTTAATACTTTAGGGCATAGTCAATTTTCTGAAACATATTTTGATTATTTAAAATTACCAGCAAATATGATAATGTCACGACTTAAATACTTACAGAAATTACAAAAGAATAGGGAAAACTAATAACTATTATTTAAAGGATAAAAATTATGTCTGATACACAAATACCAATTTTAACAAGAGCTCCTGAAGATACTACTGATCAAGTAACAGATGTTATGACTGAATTAACTGAACAAACTAAGTTCTTATCAGAAACTTTAAATAAGAGTATTAAAGCTCAAGCAAAAACAGAAAAGAAACAAGAAGTTAAAGATAAGAAAGAGGAACGTATAATAAAGAGCAGTCCAAAAGAAGGATCAGACAAAGATATAATTAAGTCTGCTGCAACCGCAGGAGTGAATGCTGCAAAATTAGCACAAGAAACTTTTCTGGGTGATATAAGTTTTGCAACTGAACCTATTAAAAAGATGGGTGGAATACTTAAAGATGCCACTGGAATTTTTGGGTTTGGAAAAAAGAAACGACCTCCAAAACGATCAGCAATGTTAAAAACAAATCCTGAAGCTGTATATATAACAGATACTCTACTTAAAGATAAAGAAGAGGGTGGATTTATGGCTAAGCTTAAAGACTTACTTCCTTTATTATTTGGAGTGGGTGGTATAGCTGGATTAGCTAAAATGGTTGGTCCTATGTTATTAAAAGGTGGAGCAATTGCAGCATTAGCAGCTGGTTTAATTTGGATGGCAGTTGATGGAATAAAAGGATACTTCATGGCAGAGCAATGGGGGACATCAAAAGCTGGAGCTGTTATAGGAGCCGTACTTGGAGGTACAGGAAAGGGTTGGAAGAATGCTTTTAAGAATGCTGGTAAATGGGCACTAGTTGGTGTTGGAGCTGGATTTCTTGTAGCAGGTCCTATTGGAGCATTAGTAGGTGGACTACTTGGAGCAGCGATCGGCGGAATACTTGGTTTTATTGGTGGAGAGAAAATAGCAAAAGGAATAGATAAAATTGGCAAGTGGTTTAAAAATGTCTTCTGGGGTGGAATTAAAAAAATGGCAAAAACAATTGGGACTTGGTTTGTAGAGCTACCTGGAATGCTAGCCGAAGGTTTCAAAGAAGGTTGGGAACAATTTAAAACAGAGATGGGAGCAGTAGCTAATTTTGCTAAAGGATTATGGGAAAAAATATCTCCTGTATTTACAGCTATAACTGACACAGTTACCGATATATTTAAAAACGTTGTGGAAGGCGTTAAATCTTTTATTAAAGATCCAATCGGATTTGGTAAAGAGTTAATTAAAAAGATTGTAGATAAAGTAAAAGGAATATTCACTTCTATAAAAGAGGGGTTTGAAGATTTTATTGGAGATCCATTAGGTTTTATTTCTGATATGCTTCAACCCATAAAAGATTTCTTTGGTAAGCTAGGTAGTATATTTGGTTGGATAGGAAACTTTTTTGGAGGAGATACTCCTGAAATTAATCAAGATTTTATTGATAATGCTAAAAGTACTTCTGGTTATAATAAATATTTTGGGGGTGGCACTGGAGGTGGAAGTCCTATTCCTCATAATGATGTTATAATGCGACCTGATGGAAGTATTCATACTACACATCCTGATGACACAATTATAGCTACTAAGAATCCTATTGCATTTGCTGATAAACAATCTAGTTCGATGACACGTGATATAAATACACCAATAGGTAGTATTATGTCTAACTTAGAAACTTTAGTTCAAGAATTAGTTTCTAAACAACAAGTAACATCTCAAAGTAATGTAGTTCAACAAAATATTACTAGTAGATACAATCCTCAAGCTATTATGGCTAACTTAACAACAGAGGTTTTCTAATTATGATTAAAGTCCCTTT